CGCGCCCTACGAAAAGAGGACCGTCTAGACCCGGCCGACGAAGTAACGGCCGAACTGGTGTTGGCCCTGGCCGCCAGACTGGACGCCGTCGAAGGTGACGTTGGCCCGGCGCAGGTCGCCAGTCTGGCCCGCGCCCTGTTGGCGGCCGTCAAACATCTAACGGGCGGTACCGGTGACGATTCAGACGCCGTCGCGGACCTACTCGCGACCCTGTCAGGCCCGCTGGGCGACCGCCCGAACACCTGACCGGCCGACGGTCGGCGGGCGTATGGGCAGGATTGCCGCGGCCATCGGCACGCCGTTCATGGAATGGCAATCCCAGGTTGCCGACGTGGCCGGTGAGCTACGACCCGACGGCCTACCGGCCTACCGGGAGGTGCGGGTAACCGTTCCCCGGCAATCGGGTAAGACGACGTTGATTCTGACCGTACAGGTTGACCGGTCGTTGTTCTGGGGACGGCGGCAACGGTCGTTGTACGCCGCCCAGGACCGCAACAACAGTCGGGCCAAGTGGGAGGAACAGACCGAGATACTGACCGAAACGCCGTTGGCCCGCCTGTTTCGAACCCGGCGCCAGACTGGGTTGGAACGAACCATTTGGATACCGACCAGTTCAACCGTCGGCATCACCGCGTCGGGCGAATCGTCGGGTCACGGCCAGACGTTAGACCTGGGCATGGTTGACGAAGCGTGGAGCCAGAAAGACGAACGTTTGGCGCAATCGTTCCGGCCCGCCATGATGACCCGCCCCGCGGCGCAAATGTGGATTCTGTCAACCATGGGCACCGAGGATTCGTTGTTTCTACACGACCGGGTTGACGACGGGCGCGCCCGAGTGGAGGCGGGCGACACGTCGGGCGTGTGTTACTTCGAATGGTCGGCCGGTGACGACGACGACCCAGACGACCCGGCCACCTGGTTCGGTTGTATGCCCGCGTTGGGTCACACGGTGACCGTGGAAACCATCAAGGCCGACCATGACGCCATGGACCCGGCCGAGTTCGCTAGGGCGTACCTGAACCGCCGGGCCGGGTCTGGACGGCCGGTAATCGACGCGGCCACCTGGGCGGCGTGCCGGGACAACGGTTCGCACCTGGCCGGTCTGGTCACGTTCGCGGTTGACGTCACGCCCGAACGGACGGCGTCGGCTATCGCGGCGTGCGGGTGGCGACAGGATCGGCGGCGCCACGTTGAGATTGTCGAACACCGGCCCGGTACTGACTGGCCGGTCGGGCGTCTGGCCGAGCTGGTCGCCCGTTGGTCGCCGTTGTGCGTCGTCGTGGACCCAGGCGGCCCGGCCGGGTCGTTGATGGTTGACCTAGCGGCGGCCGGTGTACCCGTTGACGTCGTCTCGGCGCGCGAGTACGCCCACGCCTGCGGCATGTTCTACGACGCCGTGTTGGCGGGCGAGGTGGCGCACCTGGGCCAACCGGTACTAACCAACGCGGTGGGCGCGGCACGAAAACGACCATTAGGCGACGCCTGGGCATGGGCGAGGCGTCAAGGTGGCGACATATCGTCTCTGGTGGCCGCGTCTCTGTCACACTACGGATTGATGCGCGCGGGCCAAGGCGACGCCCAAATATTGTGACCGCTAGGCGCCTGGCCCTGGTCGCCCAGTTCGTCGGCGTCGGCCTGGTGGCGACCGGGTTCGGCCTGTTGGCCGCCTGGGCGGGCGTCGTGGCCGGTGGCCTGGGTCTGTTGTTGTTGGGCATCGCATCCGAACTGGGCGTGGAAGGTGGCGACCGTGGGCCTGGCGAAACTACTTAACCGGTCATCGCCCAACGTCGGCTACGGCGGGCGCGGCATCGCGCCGACCGGGCCGACCCAGTTCGCGCCCGGCCCGGAACAGACCTGGCCGCCGACGACGGTGCTACCGCCCGCCTCCGAGGCATCGGCGTTGTCGGTACCGGCGTTTTGGCGTGGACACGGTTACGTCACCGGCACGGTCGGCATGTTGCCGGTCAACGTCTATCGCGGTACCGACATAGTTGACCCGCAACCGCCGGTCATACGCCAACCCGACCCGACCCAGACGCCCATGGGGTTCTGGGCGGGCGTGGCGTCGGCGTTGACCCTGTACGGCAACGCGGTGGCGTTGATTACATCGACCGACCGTCTCGGCTACCCGTTGACGTTGAAACCGGTTCATCCGACGTTGTGCGCGGTGCGGTTCACCGGCAACCCGATGGCGCCCGACATTGCCGCCTGGTACATCGCCGGTCAGATGTACGACCCGTCCGAAGTGTGGCACGTAAAGAGTCATCTGGGCCGGGCCGGGTGGCCGCTGGGTCGCGGCCTGATCGACACCAACGGCGACGCCATAGCCATGGGCCTGGCGTTGCAAACCTACGCGGCGGGGTATTTCATCAACGGCGGTATGCCGACCGGCGTGCTGAAGATTCACCGGCCCGAGGTGACCCAGGCCCAGGCCGACGACGCCAAAACGCGTTGGGTGTCAAAGTTCGCCGGTACGTCAACACCGGCGGTACTCAACGAACTAACCGACTTCACGCCGGTGGCGTTCAACCCGGTGGATTCCCAGATGATCGAATCCCGCCAGTTTTCGCTAATCGAAGTGGCGTTGATGTGGGGCGTGCCGCCGAGCAAGCTGGGCGCCTCGGTCGGCGGCGGCACCTACAAAAACGCCGAGATGGAAGAAATACAGGCCCGCAACGACGCCGTGTCACCCTGGACGACGTTGTTAGAGGAATCGGGTTCGTTGTACCTGGTGCCACGCGGTCAAAACCTGGTGTGGGATCTGTCGGCCGTGTTGCGTACCGACACGTTGAGTCAGTACCAGGCGTACCAGGCGGCGTTGGGTGGACCCGGCCCGCAATCGCAATGGCTACTGGTCGATGAGATACGGGCGCGGGAAAACCTGGACCCGGTGAAAGTTGTCATGGACGCCGACGACAACCTGTCGGCCACGATGGCCGACGCCGAACCCGAACCCGAACCGGAACCGCCACCGGTGGCGCCGCCAGTCCCGCCCACGGTGCCGCCGGTGGCGGGCGGCCCGGCCACGCCCAACCCGAACCAACCGGCGTTGGCGGGCGCCACCAACGGTAAAGGATGACTAAGCCATGGCCGACTGGGATACGTCCTACGTGAACGACCTGCCCGACTCGGCGTTTTTGTTGATCCTGCCGGGCGGCAAGAAAGACGCCGACGGCCGCACGACGCCGCGCGACCTGCGGTACTTCCCTGTACGCAACGCCGCCGGTGAAGTTGACGCGCCGCACCTGCGCAACGCGCTGGCCCGCATACCGCAGGCGTCAAGTCTGACGCCCGCCCAGAGACAGGCGGCCATGGACAAGGCCAAGGCGTTGGCGAAAACGCACCCGACGGTCGGCGGCCCAAAAGGTACCTACGCCGGTACGGCCGGTTCGGGCCGGGACCGTGGGCCGGTAGCGGTTGAATGTCGAACGGTGGCGTTCGAACTGGAGCTACGCGCCGACGGCGACGGGCGAACGTTGATCGGCCGGGCCGTGCCGTACGGGCCTACCGCCGACATACCCGGCGGTACCGAACGGTTCGTGTCGGGCGCGTTCGCCCGCCAGATCGCGGCCGGGCCTGACGCCTTGCAACGGGTCAAGTTGTTCGGGTCGCACACTGAACGGTTGTCGGGTCAGTTCGGCGTCGGCAAGACGGTCGCCCTATCGGAACAGTCCGACGGCCTGCACGGCGCATGGCAGATGTACGACACGCCCAGAGGCAACGAGGCGTTGCACCTGGTGTCAACCGGCGAGGTGCGCGGCCTGTCGGTCGGGTTCAAAGCGTTGTCGTCGCGGCGGGCGGCCGACGGCGCCCTAGAACGGGTGGCCGCCCATCTGGACCATGTCACGTTGACGAATGAACCGGCGTACACCGATGCGGCCATCGTGGCCGTACGGTCGGCCGGTCACCCGCTGGGCGCCTACCGAACCGACCTGGAACGGGCGCACGGCATACTCGCCAAAATATTGGCCCGCTAGGTGGCCGTCTAAGGCCCGCAAACGGGTCGGGATGACCTAATACCCGTCGCGCCGACCTGCGGTTATATGATTCCGGGTTGTAGTCACTGAACCGCCCAGTTAGCTGAACCGCCCGCCGCCCTGGTGGGTGAACCGGCCCGAGGTGAACCGGTGGGCGACGTAGCGCGCCGACCCGCCCGGCGCCCACCCTGGAAGGTTCACCATGCCCAACCGTCTTATGGACCGGTTAGCGAACGACTACCGGTCGTTGACCGATCAGTACGAAGAGATAGTTAACCGTTGTGGCGAGGAAAGCCGCGACCCGACCGACCAAGAGGCCGCCATACTCGACGGCCTGCGTACCGAGATGGCGCCGTTAGGTGACCGTCTGATTGAACTTCGCGAGACCGACGACCGGGTGTTTGCCGCCCGGCGGGCCGTGGCCGACGCGCCGTCAATGGCCGACGCCCCGATCAACACGACGTCGTCGTTGGTCCATGTCCGCGCCGAGGCCGAGGTTTACCGCCGCGACGCCCACCCGGCCGAACGGTTCAGTTTTTTCCGTGACCTGTTACACGCCCAGATGGACGGCGACCCGGAATCCCAGACCAGGTTGCAACGTCACCAGATGATGACCCGCGCCGCCGGTACGACGACGACCGGCGCCGGTATCGTCCCGCCCACCTGGCTATTCGAAGAGTTCGCGGCCATCGCCCACGGCGCCCGACCGTGGGCCGACACGTTGCGCCGGGTCGGCATCGCCGACGCCAACCCGGTGAACATCGGTGTACAGACGACGCCCGGCGCCGCCGTTACCGCCCAGGCGTCAGAGAACACGGTGCCCAACGACGGTTCGTTCAACGCCACGATTCTGACGACGTCGCCCAAGACCTATACCGGCAAGGTTGACGTGTCGCGCCAACTGGTTGACGGTTCGAACCCGGCGGTTGACGGCATCATCTACGCCGATTGCATGGGTTCCTATAACGAACAGATCGAACAGGCAGTTGTGGCCGCCATAGAGGCCGCCACCGGGTTCGCGGCCACCATCACCTACCCCGGTACCGCCCCGGTGTACGCCAACCTGTTCGACGCCTTTATCGACGCGGGCGCCTCGGTGCGTAAACACCGCAAGGCGCCGCCGCGGGTCGTGCTATGTAGCGAAGGCGCCTGGGCCTACATGGGTAAAGAGAAGGATTCCCAGAACCGCCCGTTGGTGACGACCGGTTACCACGGTCCCCAGAACGCCTACGGTCTGGGCGACGCCGTGACCTACGGTCAGATCGCGGGCGAGGTTGTCGGCCTGCAAGTAATCCCAAGTTGGGCCGCGGTTGACAATCACCTGTACGTAGCCAAGGTTGACGACCTGTTGTTGTTGGAATCGTCAACGTTCAACTTCCGCTACGAAGAGGTGTTAGGCCCCGAATCCATACGCCTGGGCGTGTGGGGTTACGCGGCAACGGTCGTGGCCCGCTACCCGGCCGCGTTGGCGAAGATTGACGCCGGTGCCACGATTCCGGCGCCCGCCGAGGCCGAGCCCACCGAGGCGCCCGCCAACACCGGCAAGGCCGGTAAGTAACCATGCCCGCCGCCGCCTGGCCGACCGTGGCCGACGTGAAAACGTTTCTACGTCTCGGCGCCGACACAACCGACGATGCGTTGATCGGAACCGAACTGGCGGCGGCAATCCACTGGGTCAGTAACCGGTGCGTGGCGCAGTACGTCACGCCCGGTACGGCCCAGTTCCTACCCGAACCGTTGTACTCGGCGGCGTTACATGAAGCGGGCCGCATGTACCGCCGCCGGGACTCGGTTGACGGAACTATGGGTTGGGGAGACATGGGCGTTGTGCGGGTCGGCCCGAAAGACCCGGACATTGAAACGATGTTGGCGCCGTACCTGAACGTCATCATCGGATGACCTGGAACCGCACCGCCGTGGCCGACGCCCTGGTGGCCGTGTTGCAACCGGCCACCGGCGGCGTTGTCCATGACCTACCGCCCGAGACGTTGAACCCGAACTGTGTTGTTGTCGGCCGCCCGACGACGGTTAGTTACGGGTCGTTCGGGTTCGGGATAGACGACGTGGAGTTGCCGCTAATCATCGTCGGCGGCGTCGAACAAGAGGAAACGATTGACGCCCTGAAGGCGACGTGTCGGGCGGCCATCTTCAATAACCAGACGTTGAACGGCACCGTACAACGGGCCGTCGCTACCGGGGAACGCAACTGGCGCAACTACACCGGCGCCGGTGGAATCCAACTGTTACTTGTCGAACTGGTCCTACAAATCACGATGTGAGAGGAAAACAACCCATGGCAACACGAACCGCCGAGGCGCCGCCCGACAACGGCCCGCCCGAGATTGCGTTAACCGCCGCCGGTGACCCGGTGGCGCCGACGGCCACGCCGCTGATACTCAACGATGGTTACTTTGAGTTGGGCGGCGTGAACCTGTCGTGTCTGGTCAAACACCTGGAGGCGACGTTTGCCGAGAATAAGCCGGTCACGGTCACGTCGTTTTGTGGTGAGGTGGATTACCCCGGCGTCGTGAAGTATCACCTGCGGGCCACCCTGTACCAGACGTTCGACGCGGGCGCCACCTACGCCACGTTGAACGCCGCCCTGGCCGCCTACAACGCCAACAACACGCCGGTGAACTTCAAGGCCCGCGCCCATGCGTCGCGGGTGGCGTCGGCCGCCAACCCGATTATCTCCGGTCTGGTGATACCGCAACCGTTCGACCTGATCGTTGGTGACGCCGGGTCAACGGCCGAGGTGGCTATTGACTGGAACCTGACCGGCCCGCCCAACGTCGATACCGGCGCGGTGACCGCGACCGGCGCCACGTCGGGTGCGCCTGGCTATTTCACGCCGTCGGGCGCCACCGTTCCGGCCAACCTGGCCGGTCTGGCCGGTGTTGTCGCCTCACCGGCGACGGCGTGGGCTACCGGTCAGTACGTGATAACCGCCGACCTGTTGGCCGCCCACTGGACAGGTTCGGCCTGGGCCGCCGGTAAGGCGTAATGGCCGCACCGGCGGCCGTCGCCCAGGTTGTCGGCATTAGGGCGTTGGCCCGCGACCTGGCCCGCATGGGCGAACCTGGTTCGCCGTTACTGAAGGCCATGGTTGACGCCGGGCGTAAGGCGGCCGAACCGGTCGCCTCGGTGACCAGAGGCACGTTGCCGCGTGTGTCCGGGCGCCTGGCCGGTGACGTGCGGGTGTCGGCCACCAAGACGGGCGCCACCGTTCGTATGGGCCGGGCGTCGGTTCGCTACGCCGGGTGGGTCGAGTTCGGCGGTACCCGCAAGGTGCCGCACCGTTCGACCCGCGACTACCAACCGCGCGGCCGGTACCTGTTCCCTGCGGCCGTGCTGGGCGCACCGCTGGCCGCCAGTCTCTACACGAAGGCGGTAACCGAGGCCGTCGAACACTACCCGTGGACTAACGAAGGTGACGCACCGCATGACTGACGATCAACAACCATTGCCGACGCTTATTCAGGTAACCCAAGGTTTCGCCTCGCGCCTGCCGCGACAACGGGATATAGACCTGTTGGCTCGCATCGAACAAATACCGTTCGGCGAACTGGCCCAGACGCAACCGTTCCGCCTGGTGGCGTTCCGGGCGTTGTGCCGTGACTACCCCGACCGTGACCCGACGTCGCTATGGCTACACGCCTACGACGTCGAATGTGAGGTTGTGGAACCCAGCCCTACCAACGGGAACGCGCCGACGCCGTCGCTCTCTTCTGTAGATACTGGCGTTGTTCCCCTAGTGCCATTGACGAAATAGACGACGAAGTCATGGCCGCCATGGTCCGGGTTATGGAACGTGAAGCGGCCGAGGTGCGCGCCCAGACGGCCAAGCTGGCGCGGGTAGGACGGTAGGCCATGGCCGGGCCGTCGGTAATGGTGCGGATACTGGGCGACGTATCCAACCTGGCTAACAACTTCAAAAAGGTGGGCGACCAGGCCACCGGCGCCGCCGGTAAGGCCCACCAGGCGTTCACCGGCATGTTGGCGACACTCAACCAGACCGGCGTTCTAGGCCCGCTGGGCGACGCCATCAACAGTGTGGACACGGCCTTGGGCCAACTGGCCGAACACGGCAAGGGCATGTCTACGGCGTTCATGGCCGCCGGTGCCACAACCGCCGGTCTGGGCGTGGCGTTGTCGGGCCTGGGTTCGAAAGAAAAGCAAAGCCAACAACAGTTGGCCCAGGCCATAGCCAACACCGGCCACAGTTACGACCAGTACGGCACGCAGGTTGACGCCGCCATCAAACACCAAGAGAAGTTCGGCAATAGCGCGGTCGAAACCAGACAGGCGTTGCAAATCTTGACCCAGGCCACCGGCGACCCGGCCAAGGCCATACACCTGTTGGGCGAGGCGTCAGACCTGGCCGCCGCCAAACATGAAGATTTGGCGTCGGCGGCCACCGCGTTGGGCAAGGTCTACAACGGCAACACGAAGCTACTTAAAGAGTTCGGCGTTCAGGCCACGTCGGTTGCCAAGCTGACGACCCAGGCGGCCACCGCGTCGAAGGCGGCCACGTCGGCCGACCATAACTATTTTCTCGCCAAACGGTCGTTGGCCGACATAGAGGCGATTGACGCCGGGAAGAAAAAACTGAGTGTGGGTCAGACGATCCAACTGCACAACGCCGAATACGCGGTGGCCCAGGCCGCTACCGCCGACCGGGCCGCCCATCTGAAGCTGACCGAGGCCCAACAGGCCGTGGCTAAGGCGACGTCCGGTCACGGCACGGCGGTTGACCTGTTGGGCGCCAAACTTAAAGGGCAGGCGTCGGCGTCGGCCGACACGTTCAGCGGACACATGAAGGCCATAAAAACCGAACTGGAGGACCAGGTCGCCATGTTCGGCGCGAAGTACGGCCCGGCGTTGACCGGTGCCGGTGCCGCGCTCACCGCGCTGGGTTCGGTAATGAAGATTGCCCAGGCCGCCCAACAGTTGTTCACGACGACGACGGAGGTTCAGACCGCGGCGACCGAGGCGCAGGCCGTCGCCGAAGATACCGCCGCCGTTTCGACGTGGGCCGCCCTGGCGCCCATCATCCTGATTATTGCGGCCATCGCCTTACTGGTCGCGGCGGCGTACGTCATCTGGCGCAACTGGAAAACGATATGGGCCGACATGAAGGCGGTTGTTGCCGACGTGTGGCAATGGATCAAAGACAACTGGCCGTACCTGTTGGGCATCATCACCGGCCCGATAGGTCTGGCCGCGGCGGCCGTATACAAAAACTGGGATTCGATAAAAGGCGCGGCCCAGGCCGTGTTCAACTGGTTCGTGAACACCTGGAACACGCTGTACGGCGTCATCGCCAACCCGATTAAGCAGGCCATTAGCGACGTGACCGGATGGTTCAACAACCTGGTGAGCTTCGTCACCGGCCTACCGGGCACGTTCGGGCGCATCTTCGGTTCGGTCGCCTCGGCGATCAGTGGCGCCTTTAAGGCGGCGTTCAACGCGGTGGCTAGTTTCTGGAACGGCACCGTTGGGTCGTTGTCGTTCCATCTGCCGTCGTGGGTGCCGGGCCTGGGCGGCAAAGGTTTCGACATGCCGAAGATACCGTTGATGGACCAAGGCGGATTGATAACCAAGACGGGCCTTATCATCGCCCACGCCGGTGAGGCGATCATTCCGGCGCCCGGCGGTACCGGTCGGCCCGCGGTGCATATTGAACACGCCCATTTCGCTAGCGCGGTTGACGTTGACCTGTTCATGCGCCGGGCCGCCTGGCTAGTCCAGACGACGAAGGTTTAGACGTGCCGTCGTTCATCTACCCGAACGTGCGCCGGGCCTGGTTGGTACTGGGCAACCTGTCGGTACAACTGGACAACCCGCCCGCCGGGTACGTGTGCGAATCCATGGACCTGGGTTCGCCGGTCGTGCGGCCCGTCACCTCTAACCGGCCCGACGCCGACGGCACCGTTGACCGAACCGCCTACTGGGCCGACCGGCCGGTAACGATCAACGTTCACGCCCTGGCCGGTGCGGGCGCCCAGATTGACACGGTGCCGGGCCTGTTCGCGCCGTTCATGGTGCCGTCGGCCCGGCCGGTGTTGCATTACGTACTGGACCGGCCCGGCGCGCCCGAGCGGACGTTGACGTTGCGCCCGGCCAACTTCGGTTGGCCCATCGTCGGCAATAGCGAACGGCAAATACAACTGGGGTTCGTGGCGCCCGACCCGGCGTTGTACGACCCGACCGTGCGCACCGTTACCGCCTGGTCGGGTTCGGGTCTGGCCGGTGGCCGAACCTACCCGTTGGCGCCGCCACGCACCTACCCGCCCGGCCAAGGCGCCGGTACGACCGGCGTTATACATTCCAACGGCGACCTGGCCGTACGGCCGTTGTTGCGGTTCTACGGGCCGATAACGGCGCCGGTGGCGACCATGGCGCCGCCGACCGGCCCGCCGTTCACGGTCGGTTTTCTGTCAACCTTCACCCTGGCCGCCAACCAGTACGCCGACGTTGACACGACGGCCAAGACGGCCTATCTGAACGGCGACCCGACCCAACCGGTTATCGCGCAACTGGACTGGGCGCACGTCGTGTGGCCGGTGCTACCGACAGGCGTCGACAACACCCTGTCGTTGGCCGGTTCGTCAACGTCGGGTGTATCCCAGGTTCAGGCCATATACCAGGACCGGTACCTAACGTGACCGACCTACTCGCCGCGCCCGGCACCTACCCGGTACCGCCCGGCCGTGGCCGGTGGCGCATCACGCTACATACCCGCCAGTTCACTTCGGCGCCGACAACCTGGGACCGCACGGCCGTGGCGTCGTTGGTGTCGGCCACCGGCCGCAAGCTGACGCAGTTAGCCAACACGCCCGCCCAACTTGATTTCACACTCGACGGCCGGTCGGCCGAATGTGCCATGGTCGCCGAGCTGGCCCAGGACGTGTACCTCTGGCGTTGGGATGACACGACCGGCGCCGACGTGTGCGTGTTCCGCGGCGTCATCGACCATACCCAGGACACCGTGACCGAGGACCAACACACGGTGGCCGTAACCGCCCACGACTACCTGGGCGTGTTGGCCCGCCGGTTCATACGCCCGGCCACCCAACAGACGTTCACCAACGCCGACCAGGATTCGTTGGTTGCGTCGCTACTCAACTACGGCAACGGTGGCGGCAACCCGGACCTGGACCCTGGGTCGTGGATACCGCTACAGACGGCGCCGGTGAACCCGGACGGGTCATCGCGCGGCCTGTCGGGCCAACTGTTGACCCGCAACTATCTCGGCGGCCAACCGTTAGGCGTCGCCCTGGCCGACCTGTCGATGTTGGCGCCGCCTAACGGGTTCGACTACGACGTACAACCCGGCCCGGTGGCGGGCCTGGGCCGCGACGCCCTGCGGGTGTTCTACCCGAACCAAGGCGTGGCCCGAACGAACGTCGTGTTGTCCTACGGCGCCAACGTCGCCACCGTGCAACGCACCGTTGATTCAACCGCCTATTCGAACTACGTGCGGGTGTTGGGCAACAACCAGAGTTCAGACCCGGCCGTGGCCCAGTTCATAGCCGAGGCCAACAACGCCGACGCCGTCAACCCGCAGGTCGGCATGTGGCCGCTCTCAGACAACGCGTCGTCGGTCGTGCTACCGGCCACCCTGACCCAACACGCCGCCGCCGACCTGAACGAGTACGGCACGTTGACGCCGACCTACGTGCTGGGCCTGACCGCCGGTTGGTACGTCTGGGGTTACCCGAACATGGGCGACACGGTGCAACTGATCGTCAACAGTGGCCGCCTGAAGGTGAACACAACCGTGCGCGTCGTCGGCATCACCTACAACATCGGCGACGACGGCCAAGAGGATATTGACCTAACCGTCGGCCGCCCGTTGCAAACACTTGCCAACCTGTTGCACCAGACGGCCGTTGACGTGGGCGACCTAGTCAGGAGATAGAACCCATGACCCGTTACCAACCGCAGTACATACAGGCCGGTTCCTACGCCGCCAGTCAGGACCGGCGCACGTTCCAAAACCTGTTCGGTGGCCCGGCGTCGGTCGGCCTGGCCGTCACGCCGTCGGCGGCCATGACCCTGAACATTGCGCCCGGTCAGGCGTGCGTACCGTCGCCGAACAACACCGGGTCGTCGTTGTGTACCTCTGACGCCGTCGAACAGGTCGTTATCGGTACCGCACCGGCGACCAACAGTCGTATTGACCTGGTCGTGGCCCAGGCCCGCGGCGCCGACCTGGACGGCGGCGCCAACAACGACTTCGTGTTTGCCGTCGTGGCCGGAACGGTGGCCGCCTCGCCGGTGGCCCCGGCGGTACCCGCCGGAACGGTGGCGTTGGCCCAGGTGGCCGTGGGCACCAACGTGGCGTCGATCACCGCGGGCAACATAACCGACGTTCGCCCGCACGGTATCGGCCTGGAGGTGCCGGTCGCGGCGGGCGCGCCGTTCGCCAGTTACGCCGACCCGATGGGTGAAGTATGGGTGTCTAAAGGCGGCGTGTACGGCGGCGCCTGGAAGAAAGCCCGCGACGTTTTGTATAGCCACGTATCGCGCGCCGCGGCGTGGAACATCGGCGGTACCGCCCTGATTCCGTTCGACACCATTGACTCGGACCTGTACGGCCTGTTCGCGGTCGGTACGTCGCTATGGACGTTGCCGGTTGCCGGGTTGTGGCGCATCGGTGGGCAGGTGGCCGGAACGGTGGCCGCCGCTAACAACTGGCTACAGGCCGGGCTACGACAAAACGCCCTTACCTTTACCATCAACTACGCCACCTCGGCGGGTACCTCCCAGGCCGTGACGCCGCACATACACAACGTTATGAAGGCCGTAGCGGGCGACACCGCAGGCGTGACCCAAGGCGGCCAAGCGGCATCAACGCCCGGTATAACGCCCGGCCTGGGTATTGGCTATAGCTGGGGTTACCTCAAGTACGAAGGCACCGGTTAACAGGAGGAAACGTAACCATGTCCACAACCGAACCCGACAACGAACCCGCGGTGGAGTGGCCGCCCGAGGCCGACGAACCGACAGCGGAACCGTCGCACGAACACACGCCCGAACCCGAGGCCGAACCGGAGGCCGATGACTCTGCGCCGTAGTCCGATACCGTCGCCCAACTATTCGGGCCGTGGCGGCGCCCTGGTGCGTCTTATCGTGTTGCATACCGCCGAAGGCGCCCGCACGTTCGGTGAACTGGGCAACTTTTTCGCCAACCCGGCGTCGGGTGTCTCTTCGCACGTCGGCATAGACGACACGCCCGGCGTTATCGGCGAGTACGTGCGGCCCGAACACAAGGCGTGGACCCAGGCCGACGCCAACCCGTATTCGGTGGCGGCCGAACTGTGCGCGTTCGCAAGCTGGGACGCCCACGAATGGCAACGGCACCCGGCCATGATCGAAAACGTCGGGCGTTGGATAGGCGAAGAGGCGGCACGGTTCGCCATACCGTTGCGGGTGCTGACACCGGCCGAGGCCCAAGGCGGCGCGGCGGGTGTCTGCCAACACGTAGACCTGGGGGCGTCGGGTGGCGGCCACTGGGATTGCGGGCCGTCGTTCCCTATGTCGTGGGCCATGGGTTACGCCGGGCCACCGGCACCGGCACAACAGGAGGTAACCGACAACATGATTGCGTCAACATCGACCGGCGAAGGGTATTGGACGGCCACCCATGACGGCGCCGTGTACGCGTTCGGTGACGCCCAATACAAGGGCAACGCCATGGGCCACGTCACCGGCAAGGTCGTCGGCATCGCGGGCCGGTCGAACAACGGATACTGGCTACTGGCTAGTGACGGCGGCGTGTTCGCGTTCGGGTCGGCGGCCTACGAAGGCGGCCCGGACCGGGTCTAGTCGTGAGTCATGAGTCATGATTCATGACTCTTGAATCTGGTACCAGACCTGGTACCAGACCGGCCCGAAACGGCCTGTGCCTGGGCGTGCCACCTGTCACGGCCGCCCACGTTTGGGCAGGTCACGGCGTTGTCGGGACACCCAGACCAGGCGGTTAGGACCCTCTCAAGGTGGAGACACGGGTTCAAAACCCGTTGGGGCTACTGGGCGGCGTCCGATTTGGTACCAAAACTGGTACCATGGAATCTCCACCAACCAGGAGGTTCCCAGAAATGCCCAGCTACGACGACACCCGCAAGGCGTGGCGCCTTATGGCCGACGCCAACGCGCCCGGCGAGAAACGACGCCGGGTCGTGCGCCATCGCCACGACATACCCAAGCGCGACCGGGCCGCCGCGGTGGCGGCCGAACAGGCGTTGCGCAACGAACTGGCCGCCCGCCGGGAATCGGCCTACGGCGCGCCCGGCACGTTCGCCGACCTGGCCGCCAAATGGGTGAACGTCAACCGTGGCCGCTGGTCGCCCACGACGACCGACACGACCGAACAGGCGTTGGCCGCCCACATCAACCCGCATATCGGCCACCTGGCCGCCGACCGCATAACCGCCCTACAGATACAGACCATGTACGCCGCCTGGGAGGCCGACGGGTACGCGCCGCCGACCCGCCTACGGTGGCACCGCATCGTCAGAACCATCTTCGGCCGCGCCGAACGGTGGGGGGCAATCACCTGGTCACCCATGGGCAAGGTTGACGCCACCGGCGGGCGGGCGTTGGAACGTATGCACATGCCCACGGCGGCCGAGGTGCGCAAGGTCATCGCCAACGCCGCATCGCCCATGGCCGCCGTGTTTTTCGAACTGGCCGCCACGACCGGCGCCCGGCGCGGCACGTTGGTCGCCTTGCGTTGGCACAACATCAACCTGGACGCCGCCACCGTCACGTTCACCCATGCGGCCATACGTTCCAAGGCGGGCGACGCCATCAAGGCGACCAAGGCCAACCGGCCTTACACGGTGGCGTTGACACCCGCCACGGTGGCCGTACTGCGGGCGCACAAGCTACGGGCCACCGAAACGGCGTTGGCGTTGGGCCTGGGCGGCACCGGCTACGTGTTCAGTTCCGACGGCGGTACCTCGCCCTGGTCGGTTCAGTACCCGTCGCACGCCTGGTTGTACGCCACCCGCAAGGCGGGCGTGTCGTGCCGCCTGCACGACCTACGCCACTTTGCCGCCTCGCACATGCTGGCCGCCCGCATGTCGGCCGGTGAGGTGGCCGCCGTGCTGGGTTGCACCGAGGCCAACGTCATTACGACGTACTCGCACCTGGTGACGACCGACGGCGCCGAGCGGGCCGCCGCCGCCATGGCCGCCGTCATGGCCGGTTGACGGTAGGCGCCGGGTACGACTTCCCCTCGCCCGGCGCCGAACCGCCGACGACGCCCAGGCGTGAAAAACGCCGCCGCCCGCATCGTAAAGGTGCGGGCGGCGTCGCGTCCAGATTGCCACCAGGCCGCCCAGACTGCCCCAGGTTCCCCGCTAGGCCAACGTGGCGTTGGTTACCGGTACCCGCCGACCTGACCCGAACAGGTAGCCATACCGCCACGACCCTGATTCCCTATTCCTCTAATCGTGTATGGGCGACGGGTGGCGGGCCGCCGCCCAGGTGGCCCAACCGGAAGTTCCACCAACCAGAGGCACCTAGACGGGCGGCGGCCCGCGGGTGGCGCCTGCGGGTGGCCGACGCCGACCCGAGGTTACCCGGTGCCGTTGCGGGCCGTGGGTAATCCCAACGCCCGGCGCAGTTCGGCGGTACGGACGAACCAACGCCCGCCGACCCGTAACGCCTTGACCGGGAACGTGCCGTTGGCGGCCATGGCGTAGGCCGTGCTACGGCCCAGGTTGAACGCCTTAGCCGCCGTCGGCCAGAGGCGAACGGTCGGGTTGTCGTCGGGCCATGGGATCAGAGGCCCGGTCACGCCTCAACGTGACCCGTCACCCGAACTTGGTACACCGCGCCACCGTTGGCTAGGTGCATTACCAGGCCGTCGTCAGTCAAGGCCAGAACCCGCACCTGGAGGTACGAACCCAACACCGGGTACGTCTGGCCCGGCCGTTCGGTGCCGATGATCCGCGCCCGTTGGGCGGCCTGATCGTCGGCAACCCGCCGTTCGACTTCGGCCAGAGGAATCGGGCCTTTACGCCTGGCCGCCGCCTTGCGGCGCGCCTTGTTGATCTGGCCGCCGCGGCTACTGGGCGGTACCAGTTCCGGGCGGCGCATCGACGGCCCAGGCACGACGTCGGGTCGATCCAACGAATACGACATGGACATGCGCCCGCTACCCGACGGGCCGGGTATCTCGGTTCGGTTGACCCGGTACCCGGCGATAGCCAGTTGTTTGACCACCTGGCCGGTCAGGCCGCTGGAACCGCCGAACCGTTCGACGGCCTGGGCCGACGACATCGACTCACCGGCGAATAGGGCGCGGGCAATCTGGCCCATGGTGGCGCCGTTGGGCGCCTGGCGCCACGCTTCGACGCGGGCGGCCAGTGTGTCGGCGGCCGGGTAGCGGGTCACTTGCCGCCTCGCTTCGCGCCGTTGTTGCCTAACGCCGTCAACATTTCCGCCTCGGACCCGTACACGGTGGCCCGGCGCAACGACTCGACCCGAACGTCGAAGGCGTGGACCGGCACGACCGGGATTCGGTAACCGTCTGGGTAGTCGTAACGGTTGCCGAGGTATTCGCCTTTTAGGCTCCATTCGTTGTTGCGCACGGTGCCGCACCTCTGGCACCGGCGGCGCAGGATGACCGTTGCCCCGGCGGCGTGCCGGTAGAACCCGATTCGGCGCCACAGGTGGCCGTCGGCCCGGCAATCCAGAAACGTCTCTTCGTAGTCGTGCAACACCTGGGCCGCAGGCGGGTCTAATCGTCGTCGGGTCGCCATTTGGTGCTATTCCCTCCCAACTAATACCGGATCGGTCTACCTGTTGTTTAGGTTGCCGAAATCTGAACACTAGGCGTTTTGTTCGTTGTGGGTCAACCATCACTAGGTGTACCGATAACGATATGTCTGCGTCGAGTATCCATCTGACCCACGCCGAACGTCAGACGATGGGTCGCCGGGTCTGGCGGGCGCGTCTGGCCGCCGACCTGACCATTGCCCAGGTGGCCGCCGCCTGCGGCGTATCCAAGACGTCGGTATTCCAATGGCAGACCGGCGCCCGGCCCGAGGACTCTGAACGGCGGGCCAAGCTGGCCGCCCTGGTCGGCGTACCCGAGGCCGAACTGTTCGCCGAATACGAATCGGCGTTGGCGAAAGCCATAGCGGTATGAGGCGGATTGTGTGCGAGATATGCGGCGGTGACCTGAACCCGGCGCGGCCCGGCGTCTACAAGCTGGTGCAAGGTTGGGCGTTGACCCGTTCCACCGGCGGCGCCAACGTCAACCCGGCCCAGGAGTTAGGCCGCTACCGCCACAAGGCGTGCCATGAGCATGGCGACATGGGCCAACTGTTCGAATCGGTGAGCCATGCCGACCGGTGACCTGATCGAACGTGCGGTTGGTAACGCCTTGGCCGCCGCCGTCGAACGGGTGGCCGCCACTAGCGGGCCGCGGGCCTACTCGGTCGAACAGGTCGCCAACCTGCTGGGCGTGTCGCGCCGCACCGTGTACCGCCTGATCAGCGACGGCAAGCTACCGGCCGTGCCGCACCTGACGCCGCTACGTATCGCGGCATCGACCCTCGACGATTTCTTACGGGCGCCGACCGCATGACCGTCGAACCGGTAGGCAACCGCCTGGACGTGTTCCGCGCCCATTTCGCACCCGACGCCACCGACGCCGAGTTGGCGTTGTTCGACAAGGTCTGTCAACACCTGGACCTGGACCCGTTCGCCGAACAAATCGTGTTGATCGGTCGCTACGACTCGCGGTTGTCGCGGGTCGTGCATCGCCACCAGGTGACCGTGGCCGGGCGTCGGGCCATCGCGGCGCGCACCGGCCGCCTGGTACGAATCGACGGCCCGGTATGGTGCGGCCCGCGTGAAGAGAACAACGGCGAGTTGCGTTGGCGTGACGTCTGGTTGGGCGAGAACAACAACCCGCCGTACTGCGCCCGGACGTTGGTCTACACGGTCGAATCGGCCGACAACCCGGCGGCCAACGGTACGGCCAAATGGTCAGAGTTCGCCCAGTACACGACGACCAAGCGCGACCAGTTGGCGCCGTTGTGGCGGCGTATGCCTAGTCACATGCTGGGCAAGGTTTCCGAATCCATGGCGTTGCGGCGGGCGTTCCCCGAGGTTGACCAGATCATCGGTGCTACCGCCCTGGCCGCCGGTCATTCGATAGCACCGGCCGCCGAGATAGACGCCGACACTGGCGAAATCACGGCCATGGTCGAAGAGGCCGAGGCCGAACCGCAACCCGCAGTTGTAGCCAACCAACCCGACGACCGGGTACCGATGCACGTCTACGACGACGCACCCGAGGCCCGCACGTCACTACCCGAACAGGCGTACCGATACGACCCTAACGACGCCCGCCCGTACTGAAACACATCTACAACCGGAGGTTCCACCAACCATGCGAATACGCCAACATCATCGGCACCTCTTACGGGTGACGACGGAATCGGCCTGGCTCACCGGCCCGCCCGACGAAAAACCGGCGGGCCTGGAAACGTTTTGGCAGACGTGCAGTTGCCGGGCCATGTTGCCGCAACGGGCCGACAACCGCGCCGAGATTGACGCCATGTGGAAAGACCATCTACGACAGACCAAGGCGGCCGACAGGTGACGGCCCGCAAACCGGCCGAGAGGATAGAGGCCCGCCAGCATCTTGACTGGCTACTGGCCGCCGAACTGGAGTTGGCGCCTACCGCCTGGGGCCGACCGTTGCGAGCCAACGACGTGCGGTTGATCGCGTCAACCTTCGACCCGGACAAGTTCGGCGCCATCTGTGTTTGGCGGCGCAACGATCTGGCTATCGGCCACGGCCGGTACGTGACCATCGACGGCCAACACCGGTTGGCGGCCATACGGTTGATGGGCTACGCCGACCAACGGGTGCCGTCTCTGATCTACGACGGGTTGACCATGGAGACGGCCGCCGAACTGTCGTTGGGTTTACAGGAGCGGCGCAACCTGCACCCGTTGGACAAACACCGGGCCAACCTGGCCGCCCACGACCGGCGCGCCATCGAAATAGACAAGGTGTTGGCCCGCCTTGATCTGGAGTTGAGCTATCACACGCGCTTTACCGTGCGTGGCCGTGTGTCGTGCGTCGCCCAGTTGTATTACATCTGGGATTGTCTGGGCGCCACCGGCCTGGAACGGGTACTGGAGGTTGCCAACCGCGCCTGGGATGGCACGTCGCCCGCCTTCGCCTCGGCGGTGTTGCGGCTAATCATGGTTCTGGTCGGCGCCCACGACGGCGTCGTTGACGACGTCCATTTGTCTCAGACGTTGTCGGCCCGGTCGCCGTCGCAATGGTTGATGCGCGACGTCGTGCCGCCTCGGTCGGTTTTCTCTATCGCCCAGGACGTCGCCGTGGAGTACAACCGCAAGTTGCGCGGCGCCGCCCGTCTGGCCGAACTGACGCCGTCTCAGTACATGAACGTGAAACGACCGGCCAACCGGCCGACGACCCGCGGCAAGATTGACGGCAACATCACGTCGGGCGGGCCTGCGCCGAAGATGGGCCGCGGCAGGAAATGACCGAGGCCGACGACCGCTCCGAGCTACTAGACCAGTTGACCGAAGTTAACGCCGCGCTGGCCCGCATGGGCGCGCCGCCTCGGTTCCTACTGTCAGAGGCGGCGCACTTCGACCTAGCCAACCTGCGGCGTGCCGTCATGTCGTCCGATGACTACGCCAACAGTGTTTCGGAACAGATGAACGAACAACTACCGAGGCGCCGCCGCCGCGAGTGAGGTACAACGTCGTGTTCTGGTCGGCGGAACATACCGGCGGCGGCGCGTACTGGTTCTGGACGTGCGATTGCGGCACCGGCGTCGCCGAATGTTACGGCTACCTGTTGGGTACCGAAGCTGACGCCCGGCGTGACTGGCTTAAACACGCCGAGGCGTCACCGGTACACGAATGACGTTATCCACCGAAAAAAAATCGCGGTGGATAACTGTTGTGAGTTCGTACACACGGGTTGTGGAAAGACACCACCAGGCACGACCAGGCACAACCAACCTGTTGACACGCATGTGCATAATCACGGCGAAAAGCCGACGCCTAGCGACGCCGCTAAGGCGGGCGTCGAAGCTTTTCGGCCTGCGGGTGAGAATAAAAGGCCCGGCGATGGTCCGCGCCTGTCAACCATGCGCGGCGCCATGATTGCCGACGTGTCACGCCCGGTACTGGTCGATCTGTTCTGTGGGCCTGGTGGCGGCGCGGTCGGTTACCGCAACGCCGGGTTCGACGTCATCGGCGTTGACCATAAGGCCCAACCCAACTACCCGTTCCCCGCGCTACGCGCCGACTGGCGAGTTGGCCTGTCATGGCTCGCGCCGCTGGCCGACGCGTTCCATGCGTCGCCACCGTGTCAGAAATGGTCGCGGCAAGCTGGTGCCACCGGCCTGGAATATCCCGACCTGATTGCCGACGTGCGCGCCGCCCTGGCCGCAACTGGTAAACCGTTCGTTATCGAGAACGTGGAAGGCGCACCCTTAGAGAACGCCGTTACCTTGTGCGGCACCCAGTTCGGGTTGAACGTGCGTCGTCATCGGTGCTTCGAAACCTCGCCGGTCGTGTTCGGCCTGTTGCCGCCGTGTTGGTGCGGCGGGCGTGTCGCCAACGGCGAGTTGGTCGGCCAACGGTTCGGTACCGAAACCAGAGGCCGCACCCAACCGCCGCACCGTAGAGAATCGGAACGACGCGACGCGCTACAGGTGCCATGGGTTAGCGCACGCGAGGCACGCCACGTCATACCGCCCGCATACACCGAATGGATAGGCAAGTTGTTGTTGCCGTTGACAACAGGCCAACAGGCGTTGGCGTTGGCATGATTCGTTGCCGTGTCTGTTGGCGTGTCTACGGTGGCCGTATGACTGACGCCCTGTTGGCAGGTTGGGCGGCATCGTTGAACCGTGACCACGACGGTTGGTCATGGTTGTGTCTGGGTTGTCGTCGGCCTGGCCGTATGCCATGAACAACCCGTATGCGTCTCGCCTCTACCAACGCAACCGTCGGTTGGTACTGGCCGAGGCGGGCGGCGTCTGCTATGTGCCGGGTTGCCGACGCCTAGCCACGACGGCCGACCATATACAACCGCTGGCCCATGGTGGCGGCCATGGTCTGGACAACCTGCGCCCGGCCTGCCCACGCCACAACAGTGAAGGCGGCGCCGCGATTGCCAACGCCCACCGGGAGGTAAAAAAACTGGGCCACCGGTCACGCCGGTGGTAGGCGGGGGGCCGTTTTTCTGGTGGAACCGCCCGCGCAT